GTAGAATGCTTGAACTCATTAAACGTAAGCAATTACGTAATTCAAAAAAATAACCCTTAATATAAGGAGAATCAAATGGAAGAAAATATTCCATTAGGGAATACTGACCCCCAAATACCAGTAGGTCATGGAGAAGTATGGAAATCTGATAGTATTGATAAACTAGCTCAAGCATTAGCTAAAGCTCAATCAGAAATGAAAGGTGCAGAAAAGAAATCTGTAAATCCGTTCTTTAATTCTGGTTATGCAGATCTTCATACAGTAATTGAATCATCAATACCATATCTTACTAAATATGGATTATCAGTTATTCAAGGCAATGAAGGTAAACCTGGAGAATTCTATGTAACTACAATGTTATTACATGAATCAGGTCAATGGATTAAATCCAAACTTAAAATGCCTATAGAAAAACCTACAGCTCAAAGTATTGGCTCTACTATTACTTATGGAAGACGTTATGGTCTTTCAGCTATGGTAGGTATAGCTCAATATGATGATGATGGTAATGCTGTATCTCATCCTGCTAAAGGATTAACACAACAACATGCTAAAACATTAAACAATAAAGGAGCGTAAAATGGCTGTTAAAACAATGCAAGTATCATCTAAAAGAGGTAAATTTAATGCTGGTTGGCATGAACTAATTATCAATAAAGCTGAAGATGGAACATGGACATCTAAAGCTGGTGTTGATAAGAAATATATAGATTTACATTTTGAAGAATATCCTGAAAATATGAATCTTCGTATATTTGAAATGACAAATAAAGAAACTGGTGAAGAATTTAAAATATCTAATTTATTTCGTTATGCTAATGCTGGTATATTAGGAGTATTAAAAGATCCCACAGGCAATAAACCTGTTATTCAATATGATGATGATCCTTCAAGTCTTGTTGGAAAAAGGATTAATACTTTATTCTATAAAGAACAGAAGACTGGTAAAGAATATATACGTATATTTGATACTATAGCTCCAGTTGAGCAAGAAGGTGAACATATTTCTTGGACAAGTGATCAAGTCTCTAGATTGAAAGCAAGTGCTGAGAAGAATCATGCTAGAATGATAGCTAATGTAGTTGCTAATACTATGGATACTATTAATGTTACGGATCAGGATCTCACTAGTGATGTTCCATTTTAATTCTAACTTAATGAATCAAAGGGCTGTATTAAATTATAGCCCTTTTTTTATCTCATGACTAAGGATACTAAAGAAATAAGCAATCAATTATTAAAAGCACTTGAAAGATTAGAATTCGCTACTGAATTATTAAAGATGTGGGTTGAATATATGGATAGTGACCTCAGTGAAGCTGAAAAAATATTGGTTGCAAGATCAAATAAATTCTTAGGAAAAAAATAAGGAGTAGAAATGATTAAAGAATTTGCAGCTGGATTAGCAAATAGGCATCATTTCGGAGATGTCTCTGAAGTAGAGAAATGGACAGGAATGGCTCAAGATACCTTTATGTCCCTATGGGATTATGATAGTCATGTTATTGATTATGTTAAAGAAAAAGGTA